AGGCACATTATCGGGCACGCACATCTTAGCCAAGCCAAATGCATCGGTAGGACTTTGTGCTGCTGGTGTACCAGTCATCATCCATAGCCAGGTACGTGGGGTTATGATATGGTTAAGGGTTTTCCAACGCTGGGTGCTTATAGTCTTATACGCATTAGCTTCGTCAATAATAATTAAATCAAAATTGTTTCTTGCAATATCGTCGGCTACGATTTCAACGCCGTCATAATTAATAATTACAAACTGTGCATCGCTATCAATAATAGCTTTACGTTTTAGCCTATCGCCATAAGCTACAGCAACTTTACGATGCATAACAAACTTAAATAAATCTGCTTGCCAAGCTGACTGCATAATAGATAGCGGGCAGATAATAAGCACACGACCAATACGGTTTGTTTCCATTAAATAATCTGCTGCCCATATAGCAGATGCTGTCTTACCAGTACCTTGTTCATTAAAACAAAATGCACGTTGATTTAGCGTTAAAAAACTGGCTGTTTCTTTTTGGTGAGCCATAGGTTTAAATAGCCCAGGCCACTTGTATTCTTTGTTAATAGGCGAAGGTATGTTTTTTATCTTCAGCTTATTAAGGGTTTGTGCTTCTTCTAAACCCCAATGAATGGCAACCTTGTGCAGGTCACCATCCGTATCAATTACTTCACTTTTAGGTATGCATTCAGTTATTAAGTTTGGTCTACGGGTAGTTATTACAATGGCTTTGTTATCTACTATTTCCATTTTTAGGTTTGTTCCGTTTTACTGTATGGTCTGAATTACGAGAATACGATCGGTTTGCACTAGCTGCTTCTACTCTAAGATTGGACTTAACTGTTTTGCCACCTTTAGATAACGGTGTTTTATGGTCGACATCTTTGCCGTCTCCTTTGTGAGCCAGCCCAGCTTTTTCCATAATACGGCGAGCTTTATTACGCTCGGCACGTTTCTTTTTAACTGCTGGCGTACCGTCATACATTTCATATTCATGTTTATATGGTCTTGGCTTGTTCACATAGGGCATATCGGTCTCCTTCTTTGCGGAAATAGTAGACCGAACCATCGGTCAATACTATATATTTTATTCCACTTTGGGGGTCGTCACCAAGCATATCCTTTAAAATACCCTCGATTTCGGCTTTATTAGGGGGGTCAGAGTTAACCCAACCAGCAAATGGAATAGGCTCGTTCATTTAATCCTCTTAGCTATTTCACGGTTTACGTACCAGACTGCCTTGCGTAGATCTTCTACATCATTGCCTTTTTCATCAGCACGCCATATGTATTTCATGGCATTACCTAGATTGAACCCCATATGTTCAGTAATCTGAATACATTCAACCCCGCTTGGATGGCTGGTGTAATGCTTGGGATGATTAACCATATCATGCTTTTGGTTAGTTTCGGGATAACACATAAGGCACTTTTGTCCTCTAGGAAAAGCCCTACTATGTTCCGTACAAAACTCTAGGTCATTAGTCGCCATAATTAAACTCTTGGTAAGTAACCGCTAAATACATATGACCCAGTATGGGATAACTGCGCCCACGGAGCCGCCCAAATTCTATAGCCTGCTTCTCTAGCAATCTTGCAGAAGTGATAATCTTCCGACAACAAACGATTACCCGAAGTAGTATCAATGCTGGTAGCAAAGTATTCTTTAATTACTTTTTTCTGTGTTTGGTCATCGGTAACTGCAAACATATCGTTAATATACTCAGGTACCTTATCTGCTAAGCCTTCAAGTACTTCACGTTTAATTAACATAAATCCTGTACCACCATTTGCAATTTCAACAACGTCGGAAATGTTTGCCGCAATTTCTTTTTCATAGTTAACAGCATTAACTACAAAGATACCTGTATGATCTTTAAGTTTTTCTGTAGGAACACCTGCTTTAACCGCAGCTTCTACTTGAACCCAGTTAATTTCTTTTTTAGGATACATACCGCAAATAATATCTTTGTCGGCGTGAACCATAGGAATAATATCTTGTGGGTTAAATCCAATATCTGCATCAATAAACATTAGATGTGTGCAATCAGTATTCATAAAGTCATGAGCTAGATTATTGCGGGCACGAGTAATTAAAGATTCATTCATCATATGGGCATACTGCATACCAATCCCTGCGCTACCAAGCGCACCAGGCATGAGAAGCATACCTAATGTATATGATCCGTTACATAACCCACCATACATGGGGGTGGCAATAAATAAAGATTTATTATTTCCCATATAATTCATTTCCTTTTAAATAAAATTGCTCTTGGTTTGGCTTTGTCATGCGGTAGTTTACTGTATGCAAATCCGTGCAGCCAAAGTTAGGGTATCGACTACTGGCTTCTTTATATAGATTTTTATCACCGTCATATGTACGAACTAAGTCAAACATTTTATGGGCTATCTGACTAATCACACAATTCTTGAATAAATAACAGTTCATATCCACAAAGCATCCGCTACCCACATGGTAGCTAGGGGTTTTCCCTAAGCTATCGCAGTTATCATCAAATAAAAAATTGCCTTCTTTGTCTACAATACGGCGCAATGAATAACACCAATCCCAGTTATTATTTTCTAGTGCTTCAACCATAGACGGTATATGCTCAGGCTCAAACCAGTTATCTTCATCCAAGAACATAATGTAGTCGGCATTAGTTAGCAAAGGTAGAGCTGCATTGATACGATAGCCATTAAAGAACCCTGTATAGGGTAAACCATTAAAGCCTTGTGTTGGTGTGCCAGTATTCTCAGGAAGCACAATAAAACTTTGTTTGTATGGGTGTGCTTGAATCATACTAGCTACACGCTGAGCATACGCAATACCATCTACTACAATCCAATGCTCTGCATCTATGCCTACACTATGCATAGCCTGTGGTAACCAATCGGTTCCGATTGTTGGTGTTATAACTGCTATACGTTTCATTTCTTTTGCACCGCCAGTTGGTAGTTAGAAAACACTAAATCATATTGGCCTTCAAAGGCTGATAAGAAAGCATCAACGCCTTTTTTAGTATCCTCATGTGGGTATTGATAATCATCAAACAACATAACACCGCCCTGTTTTAATAGCCCCCATGCCATGCAAGCATCAGTAAGAGCGACATCAGGAGCGTGGCTACCGTCCACATAAATAAAGTCAAACGCATATCCAAACCCAATCATTTCGGCTAATGCTTCATACGATTCCATACGCATCAAAGATACTGTTTGCCCTGATGTTCTTTTAGCTAAGTTGGTATTACTCCAAAACCTAGTCTCAACCGCTTGGAAGTCTATGCCACCATGTTCAACGCTACCGCTAAACGGGTCAACACAAACAATGCTACCTTTATCTGATAACCCATTTTGTAATAGCCAGCAAGTAGCACGGCCCTCAAAAGCACCTATTTCTAAAAATAATTTCTTTTCAGGCAATCGTGCCATGCAAGATTCAAAGTTACCGATGTTGTGGCTAAACCAATCTTCTGTAAAGTTCAAAATAATGCCTCCTCAAATTCAAATTTAGGTTTTTCTACGGCTGTTCTTTTGTAACTCCAGCCATTCCTTAGTGATACTACTGCGAGTGCTTCTTCCTTTCGACTTACCGTACGCATTAACTCGCCTGATTCGTCGAAAAGTTGGTATAGCGTTCCACACTTCATATGGTTTTATCCCTGGCTTTTTGTTTGGTAGTCGGCGAAGTACGTCATCAATAATTTCTATAAACAGTTGACGACTGATCCGCATATTGTGCAATTAGTAATAGAGCCATCAGGTTTAACGATAGTAACAATGTCGCAGGCAAATACGCATTGCGAAAGCACTAGGGCTACAAGTAACACCGCCAATAAAATATATCCTTTAGTCATTCTTTTTTCTCCTTGATTTAACCGCAACGATTCCTACTTCTTGTTCGGGTTCAGCTTTGCGTGCTTCAAGCATGGCATCTGCGGTTTGATATGCAAGAAATGTTAGTTTTTCCATTTGTTGTGGTTCGTAAATCCCCTTAATATCATGCAGTAAGCCGTTCAAAGCAAACATCGCAAAGCAATCCCTTAAATCATTCTCGTTCATTTCCAATGCCCTTTTTCATTATGTTCGCAGTCTTTTACTGGGCAGAACTTCCTGCAAGTAAAGTTAGGCTTAGCATTCCATACATCATTAGCATGAGCCGCTTCCATTTTGTCTATTTCCTGCAACCAAGTAATCCATTTCTGTGGTGCTTCTTCTTTACTATATTTAGCCTTGACGAATTCCTCGCACACCACAAACGCCAAACCTGCTTTAACACGCTCAACCTGCGGGAAGTGTTTAAATACACATAGCGCCATAAGCTCAAGTTGTTTAGTGTCGGCGTATTGCGCAGACTTACCTGTTTTGTAATCAATAATATGGGCAAGGTTATCCTCAATAATAATTAGGTCGGCAATGCCTCTGTACCAGACATTGGGGTCAAAAAAGCCGCATGGTTTTAAGTCTTGAGTCAAACCCATTTTGTATTCACAATGCTTCTCACCTGGTATTGCTTTTAGTACATCCAATACTGGAGAAAGGAATGAGTATTTCTCGGGTACCGGTGTTCCGTCTTTAATGTGCAACTCAGCCGCTTCATGCACCAGCTTCCCGTAAGTAAGATGCTCGGCTTCGGGCTCAACAATATCCTTTAATACTCGCAGGCGATAGTATTTGCGGGGGCATTGCTGGAACAAGCCTAGTGATGAATACGACCAAGTAAAACTCATTCGTTTGTCTCAACCCAGCTTTTAACCGCACCTGACATCAAGCGCATCTCTGCCTGAGCATTTAAACAATGTTCGTATGCTGACTGATAATTTCTTTTTATTAGTGCTTCATGTGCCATTTTGATTTCTTTCATCGCTTCTAAATACATACTTGAATACTCTATAGTTCCCATTCTTCAATAGCCTTTTTCTTACTGCAATCACCGTAGGATTTACCTACACCAAGTTCGCAAGCCAAAGGGAGTTCTTGAGCCCACTTTGGTCTCCATTTCATACACTCATCAATATACAGCATTGCAGACTTAGTTTCATCTTCGGGGACGACAGCCATCACCGCATCGTGTACGGTTAAGACTACCTTGTAACGCTTGGCTATACGAAGCATTTGCTCCCCGATTACACACCTTGCTAGGGCTTGGCACACATTCTCTACTACTTTCCCACCATAAATCTTTATCCGACCACGTCGGGATGCATAAGAGTACTGACCGTCGTTATCTCGTTGAAGATCTGCGTAGTTGAGGAAAAGACCACTTGGGAGTAAAAAACCATGCTCCGTAACGGTAAGTGCTTGCGCTTGATGCCCCACTTGACAAGTTTTTTTAGTTCTGAGCGCTTCAAGGGCACTACCAGCTTCTTGCCACAGTCGGGGAATGAAAGGGTATCTAGATCGATAGACTTCGATAACCCTAGCCGCCTCCGCATCAGGGATTTCCACGCCAAAAGTTCTGAGTTGTATCCCAAACTTGGTAGCGCCCATGCCATACCCCGCACCGAGGATTGTCGTCTTACCCACGAACCTTTCTCCCGAATCGATTTCATCTTCTGTCTTATTGTAGATAGACGATGCCATGATTTTGTATACATCTTCTTTCCTTTCAAAGGCTTTGACCAAATCGTTTTGATTCGAGAGCCATGCAACGATACGAGCTTCAATTTGAGAAGAGTCAGCATCAATGAGTGTGTATCCGTCAGGCGCAATTATTGCCTCCTTTAAAAGCGATTTTCTTGGGAGGTTTTGAAGGTTAAGCTTATCGTCACCACCCCAACGCCCTGTATGGGCGGCATAATATCTAAGCGGTACTGGCATACGCCCTCGTTTAGATATACTAATAAATCTTTCCGTTCTTGTTTCTTCAAGGGTAGACTTTGTGCCCAAGCGAGCAGCAACAACCGCCTGAACTCGCTCATCAGGATGCTCTGCCAACGCTTTA